AGTTCCAGAGTTGTCCGCCGAACCCTTCTTGAACAGGACGATACAAGGCTTGGCATAGGAAGTGATGGCCGGGGTCAGGGTGGCCACCACGGCGTTGGCCGTGCCGGTGTCCACGTCCGCGAAGTGAATGGCGTTGGGTCCGCCGATTTCGCGGATGAGCGCCGTCAACGCAGCGATGAAACGAGCTTCGAGTTCGGCCACGTTGCCATTGTCTTCAGCGTCAAGGCCTGACTTGTCCGCGATGAACTGGCCGATCATGGCCGCGACGACCGACACTTGGCGGGCGAGAGTGTTGAACTCTTGCGGGTCGGCCACGCCGTTCTGGAAACCCTGCTGCAGAGCGGTGATGGCCGCGTAGATTTCGGGAGTGAGAGTAAGCGCGCCGTCTCCCACTGCGAAAGCTTTGTACTGGTTGATGGCGGTCACTGGCGGCCTCTCTTGCTTAGATCAGGTTCAGGTCTTGGAGCTTTTCAGCGGTGACGCCCCATGCTCCGGTTCCCCATCCTGAAATGAACGAATTGTTCGACCCGAACCCGAACAACGGCGTTCTGTCGACCGACACGAAGTAATACTTGCGCGTTATTCCACTGGGCTTGACGGGCACCAAATTCTGGGCCACAATAAAACACAGGACAATGGAAGGCAAAAGCCCCGAGACGCAGACGGCGTCCGTCATGTCTTGGTTGTCCTGTACCCAGATGTTGGTTTCGGTCGGAATGCCTAGGATGCGCAGAATGCGCGTGGCCTCCCCCGGGGAGCCGTCCCACGAATTGGCGGCGACCTTGGCGTATAGCAGCTTGCGGTAGCCGTCGTCATTCAGAGTGGCCAAGGAATAGTCAGGCGTATATTCGCTGCCCTTCCATATGCCTCGACCCCAGCCGCGCCGGGCGTCGCCAAACCTGAACCACGGGTCAGGTAGAGGAATGCTAAGGTGTCGCGATCTGCCGACCCACTCTCCAACCACGTCCAGCTGTCTGCCGATGGCTAGGTCGATGTCGTAGGCGGCAGGTATCGACTCCGCCACTGCTTGTGACGCAAGGAAGGGCTCGATGCACCCTTGGAGCATGGCCATGAACTTCGGCTTGTCGCTATGCGCCGAAGTGACCTTTGCTAGGTAGTGGCTGATGTCCCGCATCACACCTGCCTGATCTTAACGTACAGGGGGGTGCAGAAGGCTTCTTCATTGTAGGCGAGCAGCAGGTCGGAAGTGGAGGGCGTCTCGCCGCCCCGCCCGACCATCACGTCCTTGATGTTGAACAACGCCTTGAGCGGCGAATCGTTGAGGCGGGCCTCGATTGCAGCGTCGATCCGCGTGATCCTTGCCCCGTACATCAGGGAATTTGTCCAGTCGGACAGCGCTTTCTGTATGGCCGTGACCACGTCGGAATTGTAGCCCCTAAGCGGGTTGACATAAACGACGTACGATATTTGAACCTGAGTGGCTCGAGAGTACCTGATGACCTGAGCCGACCCTGCCGAGTTCGTGTACATGCCGCCATGGGAGCCAAAAGTGCGCACCCCGGAGCCTTTGCCTTGGGCGATGGCGCTGGCGATGGCCTTGGTGTCTCCCCCGCTGGTGACAGCAGCCACCGAGTGTGCGGGGATGCCTCGTTCGTCGGGCAGCGCGGTGTCGTTTTCGTACACCCACGATTTGCTCACCCCGGGCACACTCGCCAGAGCGCCCCGGAGCTTGTCGAGGACTGTCTGCGAGGGCAAAGCTGTAGATGTAGTCTGGCGGGCCCGAAGGTACGCGTCCGTCTCCACGGGAGCCCCGGGAGTGGCGTCTGTAGGGTTGACTACAGTCTGCCAGCCAGCAACTAGCGTCGCCATTTGGTTGATGGTGCGAGCCGGGGCCCGGATTGCGCCCAGCACGGTGCACACGGCAGTGACCAGAATTTGTCCGGTTCCCGGGATGACCACTTCGGCAGGCAGAGCCCAGACGTTGCTCTCGTCATCCCGCACGAGGCCGTTTTCAATGATGGTTCCGGCTTGGCCCCCGATGATGACATCGGCGCTGGAATAACTGGCCACCAGTCGCGCAATGCCGTTGATCTTGACCAGCCGTGACAGGCTGACTTTCTGCGCGCTCGTAGGTGAGAAGCCGTTGAACACGGATAAGATCGACGAGTTGACATCGTCGAGCGCCTCAGCCAACTGAGCCATGAACTGCTGGTCCCGGTCATCCGGGTCCCAGTACAGGTCCTTGCCATATATTCCCTTGAACAAGGCTTCGAAATAAGCCAGACACTCGCTGAACAACGGTTTGGTCATGCCATCTGCGGTAATGACCGGAACTGGAGTTGAGCCCATCACAGGCCTCCGAACGTGAGAGCGTTGAGAGCTACCGGGCTCGTGCTAAATCTGGTCGTGACCATTCCCGAAACTAACCACTTCCGGGTGTCTCTGTCCAGACCGCTACTATAGTTGGTCAGGGCGATCACGCCCGGGGTGCCAAGGACGCGCGACCGGATGACCGGGTCCCTTGTCGATTCCGTCTGCCTGCCGATGACCTTGGTCTGCCACGGCGTCCCGGAGCTAAGATCGAGCCACCATTCGCCAAGCTCCATCTGGAGCCGGTAGACGCAAGCAAGCCGCACGGCGTCCGGAACATTGACATAAAAGTCCGAAGCCCCGTTCCCGAAGACATAATCGCCATCTGCGTCTTGCTTGCGTATTCTCATGATGTCGGCACGTCCGTAACGTCCCCGGGAGCACTGGCGATGACCGGGGACTTGAGACCCACGTCGGACTGCAGGACGCCCGTAGTCCGCATACCGCCATCGTGGTTCCACGTTCCCTTGCTGGTCATCTTGGGGGCCTCGATATGAACCTTCATGGTCGATTTGTGGGTAATTCCAGCCTCCTTGTCAATGGTGACCGTGTGCTTGCCCTCATCCACGCTGGTGGTGATCTTGCCTTTCGAATCGTAGTCGACCACGAACGCCTTGCCGTCGACGCTGCGCATCTGCGCGGTCTTGGTCGACACGTTCTTCAGTTCGCGGGGCTTCGAGCGAAACCCGGGAATGTACATTGCGTCCGACAGGCTGTGGGTGCGCAGGTCCGACCCTTTCTGTACGCCACCCTTTTCGAACCAGTTGTCCATGGGCCGCGACATAAAGATGACGACGCCCTCGTCCTTCTCCTTGATCGGATGAGTGAAAACCACGGAATCCTTGTCTTCGCCGCCTCCACCAACGAAATGCACAGGAACGTCTGCGAGGACCGGATAATCCACGGTCTTCTTCTCGCCTTTCTCGTCGCTGGTCTGGCCTTTGATGACCATCTTCACCGACACGACCTTACCGTCACTGTCCTTGGACACGATGGCGGGCATGGCCGTCCAGATGCCGTTCTTCAATCCGTCGAAGGCTGCCCGGAGCGGCTCTTCTGGGTCGTCGACTATGCTTTCTCTGACATCTGGCATTTTTCACCCCATTACGTATGCAACGAACGCCAACCCTAGGAACCAGAATAAACTCCCGCAGCCAATGAGCTTGAAAGCGCGGGCGTCTTCCATCGTCTAGGTCCCCGTTGTCACCAGTTTGGTAGAACTAGCAGGCGGAGTGCCGCTGATAGCGCCATGGCACACCATCGTAGCATACCATTCGGTCTCGTGCGTGTCTCCGCGCCACTCGATGCTGAAAATTTTGTAAACGCCGTCGCTGGTGCCCAGCTGGGCCAGCTTCAAGTTGTTGATCGTGTCGCCGTAATTGAGCCCCCACGGAGCGCGCTGGATGCTCTTCTCGTCGATGATCAGCTGTTTGCCGACCGCGAATTGCGGGTTGATGAGAGCCGTAACCACGATGCCGGTTTGCGTCTCCTGCGGCATGCCGATCAGGCCGGTGTTGGCGTTTAACTTGAACGCGTCACCCTCGCCCGGGTCCTGATATGGTATGTGAAACAGCTTGTTGTTGAGAATATACCAAGCAGCCTCATTCGATCTGGAAATAATGCGCATCGTGTCTCTAGCCATGCCATAAAGCACGACGGGTCGCGGGTATTTCTGATCGGACAGGCCTTTGATCGTGCCTTCGGTGATGCCGAAAGGCTTCAGGACTTTAAGTATTTCGTCGACATGATCCCGCTGGGTGGAGCCTGCAGCGAACGTCTTGTTGACTATACCCCAATTGTACCCTTGGTCGCCGTCGCGGCAGTAGAAGTCGGCATAGGTGTTAACCGGGTTTTCGCGTCCAGTCCGCGTGTGGATGATGCTACCTTTGTAAATGTTGGCGCAGTTGTCCTGATAGCCAGCGTCCAGCTTGATGGCTTTGAATTCAGAGTTTTTGCCTGCCACCAGCTGGGCCGTGTCCTTCTTCATGTTGTAGACGCGGAATTCGGCGCTGTTCAACGACTGAACGGACGACTGGCGTACGTAAAACTTTATGCGCAGCTGCGACATATCGAGCGTCGACCCGCCCGACGAACCCACTTCCAGCTTGATGGCGCGGATATAGTTACGAGACAACGTCGGGCTCCCAGTAAAGATGAGCAGTCAGGCCGAGATTGTCATAAGTAGGGGGGATGGTCAGATCGCCATCAGTGCCGCAGAACAGCTTGCCTCCAAATCCCAAGTACGCGTATTGCTCGAGCAGGTCATTGCCTGTGGTGAAAGGGACGCCGAGCAGCTTGGCCGTGCCGTCCCGATTGTAGATGTCCAGAATCCATCCGCCCTCATCTGAAGTGTTCCAGCGGATCACCATGTTGTACACGGTTTCACCCAGCTTAACTGACAGCTTTTGTGCTTCAGGCGTCAGCGGTATCTCGTAGCTCATAGCGGCCTCTCTCCCCGGGCGAGCGCCACGGCTTCAGCCCGACCCCGCAGACCTACCACCTGCGCATAAGTGGGAGCGGTGTTCGACACTTGAGGCGACACTTCACCCCGGTTCGAAGGGTTTGAAGTCTGCGAGGGGTTTTGCTGGTTGTTGGTTGACCCCATCTGAGTATAAGTGAGAATGACTTCGCGCAGAGCCACCGTAGCGATGAGCGCGTGTTCAGTCGTGTGGTCGGTCGTCTCGGACAGGATCGACAACAACATGTTGCGGTAGAACCGTTTGCCGGTGGACACGTCGAACGGCTCACGCGATCCCTGCAACGCGATCAGCATCGTATATATAGCGGCTGACCTGCCCTCGAAGCCCCCGGGCGACGAGTCCGAACAGCCGATGCGCATGATGCGCTCTACCGGCATCTTGTACGAATGGTCGGTAATCGAAGCGCCGATTTCGACTGGATGATCGGTGATCTTCAGAATGTCCGTGCCGGTTTCCTCGATCACGATGTCCGGAATGATGCCGCCGATGTTGCGGTCCCCGGAAGTGATGAGGGCGTATGCGCCATCGATTAGGGCGTTGCTCATCGAGCTGACCCCTGCATGTTCCGGATAGCGTCGGCGTTGGTCGTCGCCTGAATGCCGCCGATAGCCCTAGCAGTGGCTCCCGGGTCTCGAGCGCCATCGACGTTATAAGTCTGGTTGTTGTGGAAGTTGTTGATCATGCTGGACCCGCCCGCCGACGAGTGTCCCAGTGGATTGAGAGGGGCCAGAGAGCCAAACGGAGAGGCACCGGGAGCGCCTCCGGGGGCTTGGGGAGCTACAGATGTGCCTTGTGAGCCCCGCGCGCCTCTCTCGAGGTTTTGGAGAGCCCAGCGGTGGCCACTGTTCCACATGCGCGCAGCGCCGCTCCGGGGAGTGGTGCCGTTGGCGTCTGGGCCAGAATTAACGTTCTTGGCATGACCAGCCAGCACGGAGGCATAAACTTCCTCACGCGACATGCCCGGACGGACGCCCCGGTCGTACATATACTTCTTGACGGCCTGCAACTGCTCCGTGATGGTGCTGTTCTGAGTGACCCCGTATTGCTTGCGCTGAGGCTCGCCCCACTGGATCAGGCCTCGGTGCTGGCCCCACTTGGTGGTCGGACCCTTCTTCCACGGGTTCATAGTGCCGCCAGTTTCGAATGAAATGACCGCCGCCACGTCTTCGGCAGATACGCCCAGTTCCTTGGCGATCTGCTTGATGCCCGACGCCATTTCAGCTGATTGTGACGAAGACAGTTTGAACTTGTTGCCCCGGCGCGCAGCGTCTTCGGTGTGTGCGCCCTTGGTGGTGTCTTCACCAAAGACAGCGCCCTTCATGCGCTTCCAGAAGCCGCCTCCGCGACGCATGTTGCGTTCGCTCTTCTGCTTGATATCCTTATAGGCGTCTTGCCCTTCCTCGGTCGAGAGAGCCGCGACGCCTCCGCCTACCGCAGCAGCGCCCGCTAGCCCAGTCAGCCCCATGACGCCAAAGAACCCCATCAGGGCCTTGAAGGCTGGACCGCCTACCAAGGTCCCTAGAGCCGCGATCAGGGCCGGGATGCGAGTTACGTACAGCAACAGTAGAACGGCTGCCAGTTTCTCGAAACCATTGGTGATCCCGAAATTCTTCTCGATCCACGGGTCGGCCTTTTCGACAAACTCTCCGATCTTGATCAGGAGTTTTGCCATCCATTCAGCAGCCGTCATCAGGAACGACCCCACGGCCTCCAAGCCTTTGGCAATCTTCCCGGAGTTCTTGTCGAGGTAGCTGATAAACTGTTGGAACTTGTCGCCGGTCTCACCGGAGAATGAACTCAGCACCTTGGCCTTGATGATGTCAAAGCTGGTGCCCATCGAGCGCCAAGCCTGCTCGAACTTCTTAGCGTCCTGAGCGGCTTTATCAGGGTCGAGACCCGCCGCGCGCATCTTTTTCTTGTATTCGTCGGTAAACTTGTCAACCTGAAGCAGCAGAGCCCGGTAAGTGCGCTCGTCAATACCTGCTTCTTCAGCAATATGCAGGCGCAAGAACTCCGGTTGCGACTGGAATTTCTTGCTGCCAACCAGACCTTTCATCAGGTCGGTCGTGTCTTTCATCTTGCCGCTGGCGTCGCGGGTGGCTACGCCCCAGCTTTTAAGCCATGCCTCTTGACCCTGCGGATTTTCACGCAGCTTGCGGGAGAATGCCTCCAGCGAGGCCATGGCCCCGTCAGCCGTGCCACCCAGCTGGCTGATGGCGTACTTGAACGAATTGATGTTGCTGACAGACGCGTTTACCCGGGACGAGGCGTAAGCCAGACTTTCGAAACCTACCGAAACCCGATGAACCATGCCGACCAGAGCTACGGCAGTGGCCTCGATAGCGACCCCGAGGGCCACCACTTGCTTAGTGGTGCTAGCGATGGATTCCGTAAAGCGGCGATGCCCGGACTCGTCGAGCTTGTACCCTAGTGAAACTAGGAACTCCTTGATAACGTCGCCCGACATCTATTCCCCGCTCACCGCCTGACTGGCGGCTTTTTCGAACTGGCAGCCGTGGCTCGATGCTCGTTTTCGAACTTGACGGACAGAGCATCATTCATAATCGCGAAATCGACTATGTCAAGTTCTCCACTGTGGATAGACTCGTAACGACAGAGCCCGGCCAACACTGGAGCCATGACGAAGTCCCGGCTCTGGCCGAGACTGACTGGCTTATACTCGGGTGCTGGGGCCTGCCGAATGAAGTCTACAGGCCGGTAGGAAAAAAACCCTTGAGCTTGGCCTCCACCACCTTGGCGCAGCAGATCAGGCCGAAAGGCAGGGTGTCGAGTTCCTCGTACTGGACGCACCGGGCGTCAGAATTCCAGACAGGCTGCCAGCCGACCGCACCCGAGGCCTTGCGGTAAACGACCGACACGCAGGTCTCCATGACGAAGCGCCGGTCCTCCGACTTCATGCCTGAAACCACGCTCGTGATCTTGCCGACGTTGGCAAGCAGCATGGACATCATTTCGCCCTTGTTCATTCCGTCCTTGCCCGCGTCCTTGAGACGCTGCAGCGTTCCGTCCGCCTGCAGCGTCTCAAGGAAAGGGACTACGAACGGAGACAGTTTCGCCGCCAGATCGGTCTGCGAGAACATGTCCATCTTGCCGACCTGATATAAGTTGCCGTCATACTCAAATTCAAGCGGTTTCTGAGCGGCCATGTCATTTCCCCCAATGATGGCTGTTGCGAAAATGGTCAGGTGATGGACGGCGAGCCGCTACCGAGGACGCCGTTAAGCTCACCCACGTTGAAGTCCCATTCCATCATCGCGCCCTCGGTGGCGTAGCTCGTCGAGGGCTTGCGGGTGCAGGCGCAGCCGACTGCTGTCCACGAATCCCCGACCGTGGGATTGCGGATGGAAATCGTGTTCTGGCCCATGTTCGCCGCCGACACAGTGTCTAGGTCGAACATCTTGGACAGGAGCGCGTTGGCCTTGCCGTTCTTCATCAAGCGGATGATGACGCGACCGCCTTTCGAAGCATGCAGGACGTGCATCCAGTTGCCTTTCGCGCCGCGCTGCGTGGTGACGCGCTCGTCGCTCTCGACAGTGATGCCCTCGTTGGCCAGACCGCCTTCCGAAAGCGAGAAGGAGCCGCCCGGGCCGCTGATGGACGCGTTGACGTCCAACATCGAATAAGCGTAGTTCTCTCCAGACATTGTCTAACCCTCACGGTCAGCGGTTGAAGGTAAGGGCGCAATCCACGGTGTTGACCGCGCCTGCGAACTTGGCCAGAATTTGGATCGGCATGGCCTTGCGAGCCTCGCGATCCGCCTGCGACTGATTGGCGTAAATGTCGGAGAAGACATAGTAGCCAAGCGGGAGCATGTCGCCGTAGGTGATCTGCCCGAGCGGCTGCCCGCGCCACTGGCCGGGAGCCAATAGGCCGTTTCGACGCGCTTGCTCGAGCGCCGCCTTGACCGGGGTGATGAGCAGCTGGGTGCCCTCGTCGGTTTGCGGGACTTTCGTCGGCGTCTGGTAAAGCACGTTCCAGAGGACGTTCTGGATATAAGACTTCAGCCAGTCGATCCCAACGCGCTCGTCGATGTAGTCGCCGTTGGCCATCGTTCCCCATTGGATGATGGCCTTGTCGTTGCTGTATTTGACGAACACGTTGCCGTTCTTCGTCTTCAGCGCCGACGCCTGCGTCTCCGTGAGAAGCTCCGGGGTGATGCCCGGCTCGATCTTCCACATGAGGTTGATGACGGTGTTGTTGGCGTCGAAATTGACCGTCGCCTGCCTGCCGAACAGCGAGGCGATAGCCGCCAGACTGGTCGAGGAATACTGAGTGGCGGTGCGCGACAGGCTCAGACCCTTGAGCGCGCTCATGATGTCCGAATTGTCGCCCGGGTCCAGCGTGGTCTGAGCCTGCGTGGTCAGCCAGTAGGTTCGGTCCGGGCTCGCGGCTTCGAGGAAATTCGCCACCGCGATGTGGTCGGAGTCTGAAATGGCGTCGCTGAACTTGGCGGCATACCAGTCGTTGGACAGGTTGGCCATCAGGGTGACTGCAGCGAGCGGAGTTTCCGCGACCATGCCATCGACCGGCTGCGGAGCCTGCGAGGCGGCAGTCAGGCCGAGCAGGCCCGAAATGTCGGTGCCGGTGGCCGGGGAGACCGCCGAACCAAACGACACCTTGGAGTCCGCGCCCGTGGTGCCGCTGTAGATGTTGAAGCGGCCAAGGGCGCTGTCCCACTTGACCACCGCGCCCGTAACCGTGGTGCGCATCGCCGTCTGGATGAGCGTGGCCACGCCGTTGAGGTTGGTCGCGCTCGACAGGTTGATGTCGGTGAAATCACGCTGGATGTTGTCGACGGTGATCCGGAACGAACCATTCGTGACCGCCGTGAAGTTCGTGACCAGCTGCTGGGTCGGAGTGAGCAACGCGCCATGCAGGAGCCCGGCGACCGGGTCATTGGCCCAGAAGCCAATGAAGCAGCGCACGGGCTGCGGGCTCTGGCTGAAGAACGCAACCGCGTCCTTATATGCGCCGGAATCGGTCGGCCAGCCGTCCGCCACGACTTCGTCGATGGTCAGGTATTCGCGGAAACGCTCGCGCGTGTCGACGACGCCTGCCGTGTTGCACATAAACAGCGGGACGCCGAAACCGCGCTGGGCCACGGCCCGGGGAGTAAGCGTGGCGGTGACGTTCACCAACTTCTTGGGAGAAAGACCCTGCGTCATGGCACTATTCCTGTGTTGACCTGTTCTGACGAATTTCGGCCACTGTCGGAGCGATAATACACTATTCCTGAGGCCGACAGAAGATTATAGACATCGTAGGTGCGACCCACGACCCGGTTGAACTCAAGCTCCATGTCCACGCGGCGCACGTTGACTTGCGTTTCGGACAGGTAAGACAAGTTCCGGCGCGGTCCCACGCTTACGAAACCCACGCCCGCCCGGACCAGAGCCTCACGATTTTGCGGAACTCTCAGACCGCCGCCCAGCTGGCCCATACGCTCCCAAGCCTTGGGCCCGTACATGGACGCCATAACCGTGACGCGTTCCCATGTGATTACCGTGTCCCTGCCGTTGTTGTCCTTGGCATGGGTCGTCTGGCCTTTCACCGACTGGTCAACGGTCGTGTTGATGCCGATGGCGCACCACGTAACGCTGGGTTCTGGCGTCTTCGGGGGCTTTAGCTGCCACCGGGGCCGAACAAGGTTCGTGTCCAGATCGGTGATGCCTACGACTATATCATGTAAGAACTTGTCGAATGGGTCGTCGTACACTGGCCCGACGCCCTTTGGAACAAGGGGGCCTCCGCTGGCGCTGGTGTTGACGTTCGTCATACGTTCTGTCTGCTCTGGAGCCCGATGGCCTGCACGAACCCCGCGCCGAACACATAAGGGTTCAAATTGATGATGGTGTAACTCACCCCTTTTACCACCACCGTGTCTGCGGCGTAATCTGAATCCCCACTGGTCAGGGGAAACTTGGTGATGATGGCGATGTCCGCCACCGACATTTCGCCATCTGGTTTTCTGTACAGCTTGGAGCCGCCAGCCGGGTAGATCACGCCTTCAGTTTCGACTGGGTCCAGCGGGTTTTCGACCGTGTAGCCGTCAACCATGCCAGAGCGGACTCTGCGAACGGTAAACCTCGTCTTGAAGTCCGGGTCGTCTAAGACATCGGTTACGTCTAGGTCAGCCACTACTTGGTCTCCCGGATGACGTAAGTTATGTGCTGGTTGTACTCACCCGTATCGATCAAGGGCGTCTCACCCTCGTTTCCACGAGCTTTCCGGGCGTCGAGAGTGTGCTTCGACAGGCTGGGCGGTATAACTGCAGCTATCTTGGCCCGGACGGACGCCACGGCGGCTTCTCCCGCGTACACGAGGCCTCTCTCCGTCTTGGCCTTGTCCCCGCTCAGGGCGGCTGCGCCAGCGCTCTTCAGTCCCTTGGTGATTTCGGTGTTAGCATCCGCCACCCCGGGGACCAGATGAGGACGGGGCGGAATATTGGCTTCCGGTCTGCCGAACTCGTTGATATACCCGATAGCTGCGTTGTTGATTTCCTTGTCGTCTTCCCGGGCTGCAGCCTCAGCGGGTATGCCGACAAGCACTCGTTTACGGGTGAGAGCGTTGATCTGCTTCACCACGTTTTTGACGTTGTCCTTGGTGACGGTGACGCCCATTGCATCACCCCAACAGGCCAGTGGGGAACCGGTCGTTTCCGGGGATATAGATCGGGCCCGCCACGCAACCCTTCCAAAGTTGCATCAGACGTTGGCCATAAGAAGTATAGTTCCACGTCCCCGCATTGGCGATGGCGACCGAGCCCGTGTCGTAGCTCTTGGACACCGGGCCGACAGACTTCGAGGACACTGGGCCCGAAGCCGCGCCGCCACTGGAAGCCGCCTGCTTGCTCATGGCGATATTATGCGCGGCATAAAGGAGAATAGCCTTTTTCAGGCTGTCTCCGAAGATCGCTTCACTGAGGGAATTCTTGGCGTCGTCCAGCCAGAAGTCTATCTTGGTGGTCGGCGTCCCGGCAAACTCATCGAAGACCGTCAGCAAGTCGTCGTATGTGACTGTGACGGTCATCGACTAGTCCTTTTCGTCAGCGAACGTCAGCCTTGGCGACGCCCTTGACCTTGAGTTCGGGCTTTGTCGGATCGATCGGCTCCAGACCGTTCCGGATTTCAGCCTTCTCCTTCGCTTCGCCCGTGACCATGTCGTTCTTGACATGGGCGAAGATCAAATTGTTCCTGACCGCGTCGTGGTCAGCGTTCTGCTTGAGCCACTCCGCGAAGAAATCCGAATCCACGCCGTAGGTCAGGGCGTAGCCCCCGACGACCGGCGCTTCCGGCGACATTCCGTGCGGGGCGACATAGCCCTTGATGACAACAGCCGGTCCGAAATGGACGAAACGCTTCTCTTTGCGCATGCCGCCGCCCGGCACCGGGACTTGGAACTCTTCCGGCTTGCAGAGCCGAAGCTCGAGGCCGTGGGGAAGCTTGCAAGCGACTGTGACTGTATCGCCCATGATTTTAGTTCTCCTGAGTGCGTGGGGGTTGATAAGCTCAACCCCCGAAAGCTGACCCTGTGTTTTTGCCGAACCGCGCGTCAGACGCCGAGCATCTGCGCGAAGGCCATGGGGCGACGAACGATAGCGCCCCACGAACCGCCCGTCACCTTCTGCTTGTAGGACGACATGTCCTTGATGACGGCATGGGCGCGCATCTTCTCGTTGAAGGCGCATTCCACGCTCTTCTCGCCCTCGATTTCTTCCGCGATCAGTTGGACCAGTTCGCCGCCCGACACGCCCTGCGGGTTCGAAGCCGAAAGCGCGCCATACTGGACGGCGGTCTCGAACCGAATGTTCGGGAAGTTCTTCTTCAGCAGGTCGTAGACGTTCACGTTGAACGAGTTCGTGGCCGTCAACGCGACATCGGAAGTGGGCGACATCGCGAGGATGAGCTTGCTTTCCTTGTCGACGAGACCGGCAGTCTGCGCGACGAGCTTGATGAACAGCGCCTGAATGTCGGCGTAGACCTCGTTGGCCGAGGCGTTGATCTGGCCAGCGTTGACCCACTTCACGCCGCCCGCGACCTTGGTCGCCGGGGTGAGCGAGGCCGACAGGCCCGGGTCGTTGAGCAGGCCGTAGTTCTGGAGGCCCGCAACGCCGTAGAAGTAGGTCAAGTTCTGGAACTTGGCCGAAACCGTCGCCGCCGCCTTGTCGATCTGGCTGGCCCAGTTGATGCGGGCAAGATCGGCGCGCTCGAGTTCGCGCTCGCCGTATTCCTTGACCGTCTGGAACAGGTAGGACTGGCGCTGCGGCCACGTGGTGTTGGCCCCGGCGCGACCGTTGGTGTTGAAGTCGCCGTAGCTCGACACTTCGCCCGTGTGTTCGACGGTCGGGAACATCGCCGTGTCGTCGAGCCACGTGCCTTTCTTGGTCTCGCCCGCGATCTTCGCGGCCTTCGACGGCGCGAAGACGATTTCGAGGACCGTGGGGTCAACCATCGTGGTCAGATAGGCGGGGATGGCCGAGTTGGGATCGGTCATCAGCGCGGGCATGGCGTCCATCGCCAGAGCGAAGTCCTTGCGGAATTCGTCCGGGAGATAGGACTTGGCTTGCGGGAGGATAACCCCGCAAGCTTCCAGATGTGCACGGTCGGCCTGAAAGGCCTCAGCAGCTTCCTGACGGTTCATGGTCTTGCTCTCCGAAAAATTTGGCGAGTATCAGTCGCCGCTGAGGCCTGAACTATTAGCCACGCATGTGGCTGGTGATCTTGACGATTTCGCCCGCCGCGCCGACCGACTCCGCGACGAACTTGGTCTCGGTGTAACCCGCGACCGTCGCGCCAGCATTGGCGAACTTGACCGAACCGTCCGTATTGGACGCAAACGCCTTCTGGCCGCGAGTGTTCGCGCCCGAGCCGTCGTTCTTGACCCAATAGGCTCCGCTCGACATCAGAGTGCAGGCGAAGCCCTGCGGAATGGTCATGCCCGCCTTGGACAGGTAGGTCGTGATGAGGCCCTGCTGATGGCGGCAGACGAAACCGTCCGGAGCGCCCGAGCCCGCGTTGGTCACGGTCGTGGGACTGCCATCCGGATCGACTGGCGACGAAGCCGCCCAAGCGAAGCGACCGATGACGAGCCCGCCCGAACCGGCGACGAAGCCGCCCGGACCGGCGATTACCGAAGCGCGCGGGTTGTGGTCGGCAAAATCGCCTTCGATGCCCGGGGCGGGGACCGTGTTGACCTGATTCTGGAAGTCCATTGTGGTGTCTCCTTATGCGCCGAGCTTTGGCTGCAGGCGAATGGCGATCAGCGGGCGATGGCGGCTGCGCCGGGGAAGCGCTTGTGGAAGTCGGAGACCGGCGCGGAGTCCATCGCGAGACGGCGCGGCGCAGGCTGCTTGTCGTCCTTCTTCGGCACCAGCGCGAGCATGGCCGGGAGAGCGGAGGCATGGACCCCGTCGACCTTGACGCCAAGCGCCTTCAGCGTGTGGCGATAGACGCCTTCGGCACTGTCGAAAGCCATGCTCAGGTCGCCCACGTAGGGACGGACGGCGCGTTCGGCGTCGCGGATTTCGCGCTGGATAGCCGTGGCCTTGATCGTGGCCCGCTTCTCCGCCGCATTGATGGCCGCGTCCATCGCAGGCTTGTCGATCATGTCCTTCTCCTTGTCCGGGTCATCCTGACCGTCGATTTCGTTGGTGGGTTCGGGTTCCAGCTCTGCCTCGACGACTTCGGGCTCACCCTCTTCGGGATTGACCGCAGCCATGAGACGTTCGAACTCGGCGAAGCCCTCTTCGCCAAGCTTGTCCTTGAGGAAGGCCTCGACCGCCGCCATGGGGTCCGCGCCGTCTTCGTCGTCCAGAGCTTCCGGATCGCCAGCCGGGCCTGAAGACAAGGCCGGGTCGCCCGTGCCCAGTTCGCCCGTAGGCGGGAGTTGGTTTTCGCCCATGTCTCCATCGGTCGTTTCGGTTTCGCCACCGACCTTCTGGTCGGAGAATGCGTCGAGCAGTTCAGCGAGGTCTTCGATGTCCGCGTCCATGGCGAGCTTGCCGGTGGTGGCCTTGCCGACCGCCTTGACGATGTTGGGAATGCTGGCCTTGAAATTCTTGTCCGTGACCTTGGCGAGCGCCGGGGTAAGGTCGATGCTGGCGTCCATCGCGAGCTTCGGACGGAGGAAGGCGAGAATTGCGCCCTGCGCGAAAAGAGCCTTCGCAGACATCTTGCCTTTGGCCATGATCTGTATCTCCAACTTGCTGTCGCCTACGACGACGTCCGACCCTGCGCGACCTGACCGAATGACGGCCACGTGATTTCCGACTATGTCCCTCATGACGCCGTCGTAGGGTTCCCCCTCGTATTCGCCGGGCGTCATGTCGGCCCTGTAGTGATAGGCCGCAGAAAGCTCTTTCTGTTCCTCGGACTCGATGCCCGCAATGGACTCCTTGGCCCAGATCACCATGCTATTGCGCAGATAGGGCGCTTCAAAGACGGCGTCTGTTCCAGTAGAGCCGATCACCAATTCCGGCTGGTGATCTTCCACGTTGACAGGCACGTGACGCGATAACATGGGAAGATTATTAAACGTGGAAGCGGCTTTCGTCAATTCCCCCGGGTCTCGGAGCAGACGATAACGCTTCT